CACAGACAGACCAATCCGACTTCGACACAAGCCTAGGGGCAGGGGTACATCAGGACCAAGTGAGGCAACAGTACCCCTATCCGAGGACCTTAAGGAAGCCTGGTGCGTTGTAACGAGTTGCAGTATAGCGGCAGTGGAGGCCATGTGTGAAGGAATACCTGTGTTCTGTGACAACAAGAGTTTTGCTGTGGACGTTGGAAACGTGGAACTAGCAGACATAGAGAATCCTTACTACGGTGGACCAGAACCTTGGTTGTACAGTCTGGCATACCAGCAGTTCACACCGGAGGAGATAGCCAACGGCACAGCGGTTGAGATACTAATGGACAAAGGAATATTATGAAAATAGAAAAAGTAAACGGTTTTTGGGTTCCATCGAATGATATACACATAGAGCAATGGAAATCTGGACAACCTTTTACCCAAAATAAATGTTTACTGAAGTTTTTAGATTACTGCAATAGTCAGAATAAAAAATTCGATACAGTGATCGATATAGGTGCGTGGTGTGGGACCTGGGCAAAGGCCATGGAGCCATTTGCAAAAAAAGTGATTGCTTTCGAGCCTGACAAACTACATTTTGAATGTCTACAACGTAATTGCACTATAAATTGTACACCAAGGATGGAGGCTGTCGGATCTCAACTACAAGAAGTGTCATTGACCGAAGATGATTTCACACAGGCAAAAAGAATTGATAAAGAGGGAAACATCAAGATGACCACGTTAGATCATTTAGATTACCAAAAAGTTGACCTGATAAAGATAGATGTAGAAGGATATGAAATGGAAGTATTAAAGGGTGCAACAAAGACTTTAGAAAGTGTGCAGTATCTAATGATAGAATTAAACAACAACACTAAAAAATATGGAAGTAGCAATATCGAAATAGAGAAATATATGGATTCACTAGGATTCAAAGTTCTAATGAACCATTGGCCAGACAAAGTTTTTTACCGTGCATAATTTAAATTAAATACTCAAAATGAAAATTTTTATAACAGGTGTCGCAGGTTTTTTAGGTTCTCATCTAGCAGACCTGATGATATCTCAAGGCCACACTGTTGCCGGCAATGACAATATGATCGGTGGGTACGCAGATAACGTACCACAAGGTGTAGAGTTTCATCAAGTAGATTGTTGTGATTTAGAAAACTTAACCAAAGCAATGGAAGGCTGTGACATTGTGTATCACACTGCCGCCACTGCCTACGAAGGACTGTCTGTGTTTTCTCCTGTGCTTGTTACAAGAAATATATTCGAAGCGTCAGTTACGACTATTACAGCGGCAATAAGAAACAACGTAAAACGTATTGTGTATTGTTCAAGTATGGCAAGATATGGTCATCATGATAAAATGCCATACAGAGAAGATTACGAATGTCGTCCCCAAGATCCATATGGTATTGCTAAAAAGGCCGGTGAGGATGTGCTTAAAAATTTATGTGAAACGCACGGAGTTGAGTATGTTATTGCTGTTCCACACAACATAGTCGGCCCAAGACAGAAGTATGATGATCCATTTAGGAACGTTATGTCAATCATGTTGAACAGAATGTTACAAGGAAAACAACCTATCATATACGGTGATGGCGAGCAACAGAGATGTTTCAGTTACATTGATGATTGTTTGTATTGTTTAAACGCCCTTGCTTTCCAAGAAGACGTAGTTGGAGAAGTTGTTAACATTGGTCCTGATGAGGAATCTTGCACGATCAACGATTTAGCCGAAATGTGTGCTAACGAAACAGGATTGAATTTGGATGTGTTATATCATAAAGATAGACCACAAGAAGTCAAAATTGCAGTGTGTTCGTCAGACAAAGCAAGGAAGTTATTAGGTTATAAAACATCTACAAATGTAAGACAATCCGTGCAAAAAACGGCCGAGTACATTAGGACCAGAGGTACAAAAAAGTTCCAATACCATTTACCTTTAGAAATTATAAATGATAAAACACCAGATACCTGGAAGAAAAAATTGATATGATTTCTTTCTGTTGTCCATCAAGAGGAAGGCCTGTACTGGCAAAAAGGTTAATAGACACTGCAACAGAAACGCAAAAAGGTGATACTGAGTTTTTGTTTTATCTAAACGACGATGATGAGAAACTAGAAGAATACAAAGATCTACTGGACGAGCAACATTATACAGTCGGTCCAAACCAATCCACTTGTTACAGTTGGAACTTGATGGCAGAGAAGGCATCGCACGATATTGTAATGCTCATGGGCGACGATGTACAGGTGCAGACACAGGGGTGGGATCAAATGATTGCAGACGAATTTCTTAGATACGATGATAGAATTCTTATGGTGGTGCCTAGCGACGGGAGAACTAAAGGCAATAAAAAGCACAGTGACGAAACTACACTTTGGCCTGACAAGCCACTTCCAGCGGCACATTTTGCAGTGCATAAGAATTGGATAAACACCTTAGGATATCTTGCACCTGCATTTTTTTGGCACTGGCACGTAGACACATACACACAGAAAGTTGCACGTAAATTAAACAGATGTCTATACTTGCCAACAGTAACGTTCAAAGCCAAAAAAATTATTGACGACAACACCGGGAAGCAAGTACGTAAAAATCTTAATATAAATTATAGAGATAACTTTGTGTGGGAAAAAGTAAGAGACAGGCACTTACAAGCAGATGTACTTGCGTTGAAAGAAAAAATAAATCAACCTTTATAAAAACAGTGCTTGTTTTCTTTCATTAGGAAGAAGTTCAAAGTTATTCTTTGTGACGTTTGATCGCTTTCGTAACTATGCCAAGTCTTACCTTGCTGTCCGCAAAATATAAAAGTGCTGTTAGGCTTCCACTTCGCTTCTTTTACAAACATATCTTCTTTTTGTGCTGTGTACATTTTGGTCCCCACATTCTCTTCTGGAGTGATATATGTTACACTGCTCCATATCTTTTCCAACCCTTCTTGGTGAATGTAAAACTTATATGGTAAAGGCGGTGTGATTGATATATGGGCGTTGACGGCTAAATCATTGAACCAACGATGTGCAGGATATTTTTCACATAGTGCTTTAGCATTGTTTAGAATGTTTTTGCTTATTTCTTCTATTTGTTTGTAGAATGAAATATTATGATCTTTAAAATCTTTTGGGTATAATGCGACAAGTTTGTCTTTAGGCACGTCTAAACTTTCACATGCATTACGGAGTTGATTGAACTCTTCCTCAGGCAGTGTGTTATTAATTATTTGATGCGACCATGGAGAACTTTCTACATCACTTCTTAAACAGTTGCTTAGAAAATATTCACCAATCATTGCATACTGCCTATCCTTTTGACCACACCTTCTTGACGTGAATGTAATTTTGATTGCATAGGGTGTGTCCAATGCCCGTTAAACTTTCCTCTTGAACAAGTGTTGCATATTAGGTTCTTTTTATTCTCTGCATATTCTTTAGCATATATGATTGCGTGTTCTTTCTGTAAATTTTGCCATGCTTGTTCTATACCAATTTCAAATACGTTTCCGTAATTTGTTTTTCCTTCTGCGTCATCACAACACAACACTGTTTGACCATCTACTAGTATCTCCATCTGTCTAAGCACACGTCCGCCTCCCATAGCACAACCCTGCATGTAGTTGTCCTTGTCTATAATTGCGTCATACGGTTTGGTCCAATCCCCGTCACCGTCACCCATTCTGTTCTCAACCCAATTGGTCTTTGATTTTACTTTACCAAGTATTACACTTTGATACTCGTTAATTGTCTTACTACTTGCGGTGGCCGACTGTTTTTTATGTTTGATTCCAATCCTTATTCTTTTTGAAAGTTCTGGATAATTTTCTTTTACAAACATCAGGCTGTTTAATGTTTTATCTTTCTTGATCTTCATGAACTCCCACAGTTCTTCTGCTGTGTGACCAATCACACTCATATGGATGTTACCTATTAGGTGTATATACTTGTTCAAAATTTCACACTGTTTTTTTGTGAAGGACACACCGTTGGTGCAAAGTCCTATTTTAATTTTGTACCGATCACAAAGTTCCATTATGTATTCTAGATTAGGTTGCACCAATGGATCACTGTATCTCCATGGACTTACAGCACACGTGTAATCCTTCACTTGATATTTCTTTATGAGTGCTCCGTAATCATGTAATAAAGTTCCTATCTGCTCTTGGGTCATTGCCTTGCCATGATAAGTTTCGTCCTCACTCAATGTGGTGTATGGACAGCAATAACATTTTGCGTTACATAGATTGATAGGTTCGAACGCTATTGATGTGGGTAGTGGTATCGGTTGGTACATCATTCTTTCACCATTATATGATCTTGATTGAATACTTTGTCTATGCTTTTACAAACATACCCCCATGATTCTAAAAGTTCTCGTGCATGTAAATTGCCTTTGTTTTGTTCTACTACAACCACAGGATAATACTTTTTGATTGTGTTTTCAGATCCTTGTATTGCTTTCAGCTCGTAACCTTCTATGTCATATTTGATAAATGTAACATCAGTTAAGTCAAACGAATCTATTGTTTTGATATTGACCTTAACCCCGCCTCTATTTTTTATTCTACCTACGTTGTGCCCTGTTGTATAAACTTCACCTTCTTTCTCTCCTATACCGCAGACATGATACGTGAACTTATTCATATCCACTACATTTTTCTCAAACATTTTTTTCTTATCTCTAAAATCAAAACAATGTATGTGAATGAAATTATTTTCCATCTCTCTTGCGAATCCACCTTCCCTACATCCAACGTCTATGCCAATTCCGTTCTCTTTTATGTAAGGTTTTGCTAACTGGAACGTATGGTTCCACCCCTCAATTTTTTTAGGTATCTCACTAGGTGATCCCAAGAAGTTAGTTTTTGTTTGCATATTCGGTTAACCATTTTTCCAATGCCGGGCCATCCAACGGTTCAGATGTAAGCCATTCTTGAACACCAGATGTTGAAGCCCATTTGCCACTGGGCATCTGCCATGCATTGTGTTTAGGTTCTTCTATGTGCCTGCCCACCATGTATCTTCTTGTACCGGGACCGTATGGTTTGATCTCAGATTGCACAACAATCAGGCCTAATTGTTCGATCCACTCTAACATTCTGGTCTTGTGATTTTTCTTTTGCATAACTTATAGCAATAGTTATCTGTACTTTTTACAATATTTTTGAATTGTTTATTATGCTGAGAATAGGTTGATTACTTCCTTCTTCCAATCGTCGCTGTACTCACAATCCCTGTAGCCATCGAACCAAGGTCCTCCCTCCGTGTAGTGCAGTATTTTGGGTGTACCATCTTTGGGTTCTTTGTACCAGCCCACTAACCAGTTGTATTCGTGTGGTAGGGATCCGATCTCTGAATCCTCCAACCATGAGAACCTGTGTAGGAATTTTGGTGTTTGCTTGTTTAGGAATTCGGGTGTTAGTATCTTGTTCTTGGGGTGGGCACAGTTCCACAGTACCATGCTTGACCAGTTCTTCCTAGGATATACTGTCTGCACCTGTCCGTCCATCTTGATAGATCCTTCTTCGGGCGTGTAATCGTGTTGCACACATACCACAGCCTTGGAGTCGTCGAAGTACTGTTCCAGTTCCTTCGCAGGAATCTTCCATAGGAAATCGCAGTCACAGAACACGGCCCATCCCTTGTAGTTGTTCAGGTATGGCACGAAGAATCTTGTGAATGTGAATTCTGTCGTTGCTAACTTGTCGATGTCTCGGGTGTAGATACCCTGTTCTCGCATCTCGTTCTGTTTGAGTGGTTGTACCTCTGCTTCGGGATCTCTACGTTTGATAGAGTGTTCACACACTTGGTATGAAATGTCTTCTCTTGAATCCCAACCTACATAAACTTTCATTTAGATAATATCTCGTGTATTTCCTTCCAATTACTTACACGGATAATGTCAGGATGATTTAGGTCTTGATTGTATGGATGGTCGATTAATATAGGCTTTAAACCGTAATTGAGCCCCAGTACAGCGTTCTTAGGCTTGTCTTCCACCCAATACAGTCCGGTATCGTGGAACTCCGCTAACGCACTGTCTTTGTCCGCTCCTGTGCCCAGTATGTGGTAATTTGTGAATATATGTTCTCCAAACAGTTCTCCCAATCTCTTCTTACGTAGCTCTTGTCCTGGTATGTCTGACGTCTGTGATGTGATAGGTATGAACGTCCAACCCTCGGCGGCCAACAGTTTTACCCAAGTCTGTGATTCCAGCATTGGTCTCTGTGTACCCATCCAAGCACTCCTGTTGAATTCTCTTATCTCTTGTCTGATTGTGTCTTTGCTGACTCCATACCTGGTCGCCATGTCATATTCGTCCAGCATGTCTGGTAATTGTTTATAGGGATAATATCTTGTTCCGGTTTCATCGAAATATGATCTCAGCGACATCCATTTAGAAAAATGGTGTTCCCATTCCAACAGCACACCGTCTACGTCTGTGAGTATTATTCTGTTATTTGATGTCGGCATCTTCCATTCCTGCTACTCTCAACTTAACAATGTTTGTGATCTGCCATTGTTTCTGATCTAGTCCTTTGGTGATGCCTAACCATTGATTTCTTATCAATGCAAAGTCATTAATGATCTTGTCCATGTCGACGACATCATCTTCGCCGTCCACATACTTCTCTGCATCTCTGCTTGATAGTGCTCTGTTGTAGTTTTCCAGATATTTCCTGAAAGTCTTTGATCTTAACCTTCTTAATTCTATGTTTAGGTATTCCAGTATTGCTTCTAGTTGTTGCAGTTGGCTGAATCTTTCTTCTACTATTCCCGGTAATGAGGCACTTGCCCTCTCGAGGTTACCGTATATCTTGCACTGCTTTCTCGCCTCAAGCAACTCGTTGTCGAAGTATGCAACACAGTCTGGTATCTTGTCTAGGTTCCTACTGACTTCGTTGTACCAATTAATCATCTTCGCCGTATCCGTCTGACTCTTCGTCTTCCTCGAACACAGTAGCAACAGCTTCCTCTAATTTTGGATCAAGCTCTGCAGATCCTTTGAGTACCTCATGATCCACTCCGATGTCCTCTAGACTCTTGAGTAAGTCGATCGCCATGTCTAACCTCTGTCGTTCAGGGACGTAATGTATAACGGAGTTCCACAAACGTTCAATGTCAGCGTGATCAAAGTCTATCATTTATTTCTCTTCTTTAATTGTTTCTGTTTTTTTAACTTTGGCTTTTGGTGTTACATCAACTTCTATAGGAGCATCAGTATCTTCTTTTTCAGCAAAGTCTGTTTCTTCTTCGAAGTCTGCCATTAGCATATCTAATTTATCACCTATCCATTGTTTCCTGAAGTCGATATGTTCTTTACCTGCTTTATCAACGTATTTCAGTCTGTTTCCTTGTTGCACTAGTACACCTTTCTTCTCAAATAGGTCAACTAGTCCACTGTATGGGTTCATTCCTGTTTCATATGGAATCTTAACCTGTACTGATTCGAAAGGTTTAGAGTATCTTGTTTTCATAACTTTACAAGCGGCTCTTATACCTCTGACATCTGACACTTTGTTACCGTCTAGATCCTCTTTTAATTTAAGTTTTTTCATTGCAATGACAATTGAACTTGCATAGATAAATCCTTGTCCACCTGATATCTTGTCATCGGGATCAAACATGTCCTGTGATGCGTATGTGTGGTTGGTTGCTATGAGTCCCACGTTCCATGAACCAAACATGTTGACACAGTTTCTTACAAGAGCTGTTAATGCCTTGGGTTTTCTACCCAGGTCACCTTTCATGTCACCCGCTTCAAACTGATTAACGTCAGTTGGTGTAAGCATCATGCCTAAACTGTCTATGACGAACAGTACTTTAGGTGCACCTTCTTTGTCATCTGCGTGTGCTTCTTTGTAACCCTTCATGAACTCTGAAATGGTTTTTGCCACGTCGTCGATCATCGATACACTTAACTTCAAAAGTTTATCTTCTGATGTGTCCACTTTCAATGCCTGTAACCATTTTTCATCTAGTGCGTTCTCAGTGTCAATCAATATAACGAAGATGCCTTGGTCCTGTGCATTCTTGATGATGTTTCCTGATGCTATGTAACTCTTACCTGCTCCTGATTCTCCTGCAAGTACAGTCACCTTGCCCAGTGGAATTCCTTTGTTGAAATCACCAGTCATCAAATAGTTTAATGCGTAATTTCCTGTGCTGATCCAATCAGTGGGATCACTGAAACCAATGCCTAGTCCTTGGATTGATTTTGTGATGCTCTTTCTGAATTTAGTTGCGTCAAATACTTTTGTCATTTTGTTTTCCTTATAATACTAGCCAAATGATTATTGCCACAATCAACATCCATGCAGGTATTTGTTTGTACAATATCCATTCAACAGCCTTTTGTATTTTCTTTTTCATAATAATATATTACTACACAAGGCCCTGATAGTCAATATCAAGGCCTTGGTAAATGTCAGATTATTTTGCTTGTCTTGATCTAATCAATTTCAAGATGTCCTCTGCCCTCTTGGCACTGTCGCCCGCTGGAGCCCCCGTGGTCGCCTCAGGTTGTGGTGCTGGTGCAGTTGCAGTCACAGGTGCCGCAGTTGGAGCCGCCTCTGTTACTGGTGTTGCCGCCGGAGCCGATGCTGTTGGTACCGCTACCTGTGGTTTACCTTGGTAAGCCACGCCCGCTGGTCTGAAGTACTGTCCATACTGCTCGAGATCATAAGCCTCGCCTTCCACAGATTTCGCAAATAATTCTGCGATTATTTTTACCTCTGCTTCGGTTGGCTCTTTTGGTCTGAAGTCACCTAGGTTGTGTAAACCGTGCGTGTCGATTGCGGCTCTCTCTGCCTCATCTAATGCACGTTCTCTTCTTGACCATTTTGATGTTGAGTAGTCAGCATAACCACCTTTTGTGGTCTTAGTGATCCTGAAGTCAACACCTTTCACATAATCAGTAGGCATTTCTTCCATCTCTGGATCCATCAATGCCCCTCTGATGATGTTAAAGATCTGAGGTCCAATGATAAATCTTCTGATTGGATTCTCAGGAGTTGAGTCCTCTGCTAGTGGATTTGTTGTGACAAAACCTTGGAAGATGTAACTTTTCTTTTTCCAGTATTTTCTGCCCATGTCTTCCATGCTCTTGTCTTTGAACCACGGTCTAACTTCTGTCAGTACTGGGCAAGTCTTGCCATACATCTCCATACATGGTACTTGTACCTGTACTGGCCTTGAGTCAGTCTGACCTTTGATACCCGCGAAAGGTAATTTGATCATGTTTCTCTCAGTCCAGAAGAATGTATTGTTTGTATCCTTATCGGGCAAGAATCTGATCACTGCTTCTGATCCTTCTGCTATGTTCCAATGTGGATAGATGGCGTTGTCTCCGCCTGTGTTGGAAGTGGAGCGATTCACTTCTTGGGATTTTAACTTCGCCCTTATTTCAGCCAATGATGCCATAATGTAAGCCTCCTTTATTGTGCCTATGTTTGTTTTAGTTTGCCTAAGTGTATATTAGACATATAGTACATAATATACAACTATATTTATCAGTTGTCTACTACTATTATTGGTAATATGGAGATTTTATTATGCTATGTTGGCCAGCGTCTTGATTCTGTCCAGTTCCGTGTTGATCGCTTCTGCCTCTGCTTGTGCTTCTGCTGGAACTTCCATTTCTTCTTCTGAGAAGAACTCTTCTAGTTGTAGGCCTGCCATCTCTATGGCATCTTTCAGTGTGTACTCGTCGTCACCTACTTTGAACTTGTCGCCTGCTTTCATGCCCGCCGCCTTGGCCTTCTGTACTGCCTGTGCGAATTGATTGCCTTCTGGCACTGCGTCTTCTGACACGTGATCAATCATGACCCAGTCGATCAGTTCTTGTGTGCTTTCTAATTCTTCCAGTTCCTTCTCGTCCAGATCCGTGCCATCGGCATATTTTGCTGATTGCAGTTCAAAGATACCATCGCTGTAATCCTGCATGTCATACACTATGCTACCTTGGTCTATCTCCTTACCATTGAGATACAAGTAATCACTCTCTGCTTCCTTCTGCATTAATTCTTTTTTTCTTTTCTGTATTGCTTCTGCAGACTCTGGATCGTTCAGTTTTGGATTTGCTTGTAGATCCTGTAATGCTTTTAATTTTTCTTTCCTGTCTTCTTCATCTCTGGGTGCTGTTGCATACTCGTTCACAGTTTCATCAACCCATGATTCAAACGCTTCTGTCTCTTTTGCTTTGCCTTTTAGATCTTTCTTGGGATTGAAATCCGCTGGATCCATTCTCACTTGGTCCGTGTATCCTGGCTCTGATTGCATTTTCTTGTAGTCGTCGATGTATCTCTTTGCCAACTGTACCGCTATCTTCTTGTTCTTGATGTAGTCAGGTGTTGGTTTGAATGTTGCTGAATTTTCTTGTTCCATCTCATCTGCTACTCTACTAGCAAAGTTTGCCACCCTGTCTTCCTCGCCTGTCTTGGTCAACAGTCTTGATGCTATGTCTGATAGTATAGAACTCAACATGGTGTTCTTGTTTGTGAATTTTGTCACTTTCAACATCTTGTCTGCTGAATCATCTTTCCTTAGAACCAATTTGCTGTCCGGATCATTTAAGAAACTCTGTACTACTGCTCCGTGATCTACAGGTGCTTGTATAGGTGCGTCAATTGGTTCAGCATCTGGTTCTAGTTCGTTCACTTGTTCTTGCTCTTTGGTTGCTTCGAATTCGCTCATTATTTTGTTTATGATTGGGAAAGCATCTTCTACTCTACTGTCTAGGTTTTTCATTGTGAACTTCTCTCTTAATTTGTTTACAGTCTCGTCGTCTAGTACTTGTTCTTCTGATGTTTTGAAATCTTTACTTGCGTTCTCGTAGTGTGTTTGGTTAGAGAGATTCTTCATGTAACCTCTTAGGTTCTCTAGTTTCAATTTAGTCTGCTCGATGATGTCACCCGCGTTGTCGTTCAATTGATCTTTGTTAGATGCATATCTCGAGAATGAATTTAATTTTGCAATATCTTCTGACGTTGAAACGATATGTTGTCCGAATTCATCATGCGGTCTACCACCGTTGGCCACGTGTCTCATCATTGCCCTCGCACCTGCTAGGTGTGTCATTGGATACTTGAATCTCTCACCTTCTTCGTTTTCGATGTACAGTGATTGTATCTGTCTTGATCTTGCACCCGGCACAGTCTCGTCAACTTTGCCTTTGTGTCTGATTATCAATTTTGTTTTGTTTAGGTTCTCGAATGAACTCTTAGAAGTGCCTGTCAGGCCTTCTGCGACTGGTGCCTTTTCAACACCCGCTAATTTAGTGATTCTCGCTAGTTCTTCTGACATTTCATCAGTATTTACCGTTTTGTTCGTATCTGCAAGATTTTCATAGTCCTGCTTCGTTAGGTTGTTTTTAGTGATATCTCTAACATCAAACCTCATTTGATGTTCTACAGCGAAGTCTTTCAACTCCTTAAGGAACGCATACCACTCGTCTCTGCTGTCCTCATCAATCTTGTTCACCAGATCCCTGTTGTAGTACACTTTCATGTTCTCACCGTCTGCTAGGCTTATGCTCACGCTACCAAAAGTGTCTGCGTCCTCGGCAAATTCAAACTCAAAGAACACTGCACTGCTTGGATCGGCAGTAGCGGCGCCATTCTCATCACCGAGTCTGATGTTCGAGAACTGTGATCTTATCTTGTTGAATAAATCTTCGGAGTTTTTAGGGTTCATATAGTGTATTTATTATCCTGTGAACGATCCAAATATGGGCAT